GTAAAAGCCTGGGCTGGTTTCAAAACGAATTTAATAACATCAAATCGCGTTACGGCTGGGATCATAACGGGGAACCTGCATGGCGCAGCCAGTTAATTTACGAAACCAATATACGCCAAGCCTATAACGCAGGGCGCGAGGGGCAAATACAAACGCTTAAAGCAACACGCCCTTATGCACTATACAAACACGGCGATAGTGAAACCCCGCGCGTACTGCATTTAAAATGGAATAACCTAGTGTTACCGGTTGATCATCCATGGTGGGATACCCACAGCCCACAAAACGGCTGGGGCTGTAAATGTAAAAAATTTAGCCTAAGCGAACGTGAGCTTAAGCGCCGTGGCCTAACTGTAGGCACTGCACCGGATGAGGGTAACTACACCTGGACAAACAAAAAAACAGGCGAAGAGTTTGAACTACCACGCGGTATTGATCCGGGCTTTGACTACACCCCCAAAAATACCGCCCAGCTAACAAGCCAGGCTAAAAAGCAAGTGGCCGACAAACCACCGCTTACAAAGCGCGTAGCAGGCTACCAAGCAAGCCGCATTGTGCCATCGGCTTACAGCACTGCTAAAAACGTTACAGCGCTAAAGCTAGACCCATTACTAGCCCAGCTCGATAGCGAAGTACTTAACGGCTTAAACAGCTTTTTAACCGCCAAGCAAACTAAAACCCTGTTTGTAAAAAGTAACGAAATGAGCGCAGGTTCTAAAGCAAACGCAGCCATACGCAGTGACGTTGGGCAGTACTTAGGTGTAGACGACTTTTACGCTCGTATGCAATACGCCACCCGTAGCCCCAAGCGAGTTGGCGGGTTTACCTCAGTGGGGTTTGAGCACGTAGTGGTAAAAGTAAAAGCCAGCCAAAACCTAGCCAAAGTAGACATGCAAGCCGTGCAAGACAACGCAGCGCTTACCGTAAGGCTTGCCGCTAACAACGCAGGTAAGTACAGTTTTAAGCACAATGGGCAAACCTTAAAACGCGATCACACAATATCAGATACACTTAACGCACTGGATAAAAACGAAGCCCATGCAGTAGTAGCCACATGGATACACGAACTAGGGCACCAAGTGCATTACTACGCAGGCGCACCGGCCTTTTTAAAAAACGCCTTGCCGGTTACGTATTACGGAGCCGCCAACAAGTACGAAGAATTTGCCGAGGCATTTACCGCCTGGGCGCTTGCCCGTAACGAGCTTAAAAAATGGCAACCAGAGCTTGTAAGCTGGATAGACCAACTAGTAAAAGATGCCGCCAAATCACAGGAAAAAAGACGATGACATTATTAACCCAAGCGCAGCAGCTGCTAAAGCAAACCCCATACAGCATACAAACGTGCCGCGATTTTGCGCACCTTGAAAAACGCGCCAAAGGCCAAGAGGCCGACCAAATAGCCGAGCTGCTCCCCGCACTAATCGCAGGGCTAGACCAGCAAACACACATGCAAGCCTTTAACGAGGGGCTAGTGTAATGGCAGGTGCTAAAATACAAATAAGCACCCAAGGCGCACAAGCTGTAAGCGACGTGCTAACCCAGCTTATTAAAAATGCCAATAACCTAGCTCCCGCACTGGGTAACGTGGGCGAGCACTTAATGCTTACCCATCGCGATCACTTTGACGAGCAGCGCAGCCCCGACGGCACCCCATGGCAAGCACTTAGCCCCGATTACGCCAAGAGCAAAAAAAAGAACAAAGATAAAATACTCAGGCTAAACGACATACTGCGCGACACGCTCGCTTATAACATCGGAGACCAATCACTAGAGTTTGGTACAAACATGGAATACGGCGCTATTCATCAATTCGGTGGCACAAGGGATATGCCACCTCGTTTAGCCGCCATACCCGCAAGGCCGTTTTTGGGGTTGTCGGATGAAGATGAAAAAGAAATGATTGAAATGATTAGTCATTTTGTAGATAAAGAAGGGTAAAAAGGATAAGGAAAATTTATGTCAAATTATCATATAAAAGAATTTGAAAATCTAAAAAATCAAATAGGCGAAAATTTAGGTTTTATGTATAAAATACTTGAGGATGAAAACCTTAAAATTAAAGACCGTGCAGCAAGGTCTAATTTTGAAGATGTCTATAACAAAATAAACATCATTTTTTTACAAGATCTGGCTGCATTACATTTTATGGATGACTCTGAAGCAAGAATTGTCCGTGACAAGCTTTATAGTTTATTTTTAAAGTTTGGTTCGGCGCTTGAGTCGTTGAAAGCATCTATTGAATTAACAAAATCTTTTGAACCAAGTTACTTGAACGTATTTGAAAATTTACAAGGATTAGTATCGAGAGCTATTAGAATAGTTTCTAGCGAACAAGAGTTCAGAAAAGAGTTATTAGGTGAGTCAGACGATGATTTACTGAGTAAAAAGCTTCAAAAGGAAGTCGAGTCCTGTAAAGCTCTTATTGTGAAAGATTTAAATAATGAAGTCGCAGGGATAGATGGTAAGGTTTCTTTTTTAAAAAAAGAGTTGAATTCGAGCCTTAATTCACAAAAATCAGAAATGATAAAAATAGGCACGGATTTTGAAAATAAGTTGAGTAGCATAGATGAACAATGTATAGAGCTTAAAACAAAACTAAAGAATATTAGAGACGACTTTGACTCTGATCTTGTTCGAGTAAATGATTTATATAAAGAGGCTGAGTTAGTCATAGAAGACAAAGTTACCCAGTTAGATGGTTTACTATCTCATGCTTCGAATAGAGTAATGGCTGATGATTACGAGCTCAGTGCCGCAGAAGAAAAGAAAACAGCAAATTGGCTCAGGTTTGGATCACTAGCATGTATGACAGTTATTATTGGTATAGTTTGCTACTCATTTTATGATTCAACGCATTCTGGCTTTGATTGGGAAAGCTCAATATTCAGAACAGTACTAGTGTTTATTCTATCAATACCAGCTGCATACCTTTCCAGAGAATCAACAAAGCACCGCGAGCAACAATATAACTATCACCACACAGCGTTAGATTTAAAAGCAATTACACCTTACATTGCTTCACTCCCTGAAGCAGACCAAAACCGTATTAAAATTTCAATCGCCGAGCGAATTTTTGCTTCAAGGCAAACGAATGTAGCTCAACAAGAAAGTTTTCCATTAAATACGCAAGACTTGATGATGGAGCTTATAAAAAAGGTCGACTTTAAAAAAGAAGACAAAAAAGACACACAAGTTGAGAACGCGGGGAAGTAGTAAAATTTGTATATTTGTATATTTGTATATTTGTATATTTATATAACTAAATCGAATATGCACTTAAAAATAATATGTGTATAGTGACGAAGTGGTCAATAGAATAGCTATTGACCACTTAATGTTAAAAAGAAATATCTTTAACTAAGATAATTTATTGAGTTAAGACCTCTGTTATTAGGGGAATAAACTCTATAACTTGAGATATTAACTCTCTCATTATGATAGTGATGATAATTCTTGTAATGTTTACAGACTTGACATTTATGTTAGTTCCTACGCTATTCAATGTTGAGTCTGTTTTATTTCTACCATTTAGGTTGGTAATACCTTTCTTTTTGGGCATAAAGCCTCCTCTTAGTTACGAAAAATTTCTCCATATAACCTCCTATCTATATAAATTTAATCTCACATCATATCATGTTTTTTACTATCTAATGCGTGATACTAAATAATGTTTTTACATCAACTAATTAGTACTAAATGTTTAACTTACCATTTTAAGGAGCACAACTGGCACGTTGTGAAGCGTTTTGACAGCTTTTCCTAATAAGCCCTATGCCATATCTAAAATATAAAGAAAAAGCCTTACGAGCAGTTTTAAACATTGTTTAAACAGGGTTGTAATGCTTAAGAGAGAACTATATCTTACTAATCACTATAGTTAATCGCTTTTTATATATTTAATTTGCACTTTTTTATTCCCGAAACACCGCACGGCCAACCAATTCAAATCTAAATCCATACTGAGCACAGATTATTCAAACTGTGCTCAGCCATGAAAAAACCATTCCAAAGCTTACTTGAAACTACAATAGGACTCGCTGTTTTATCAGCTAGCAAGCCTGCCGACCTAGGTTTTGCTGCGTGCCGCTTTTCCAGCGAAATAAACGAGCAGGGTATCAGCGAGCGCGTAATGGTGATGCCAGACGGCTATTTTAACTCACACGATGGCCGCCCATTTGACGTACCTACTAATGCCTGGTTACTAGACCAAGCAGCATTTGAGCTATTAAAAAGCACTGCCAGCACCCGCACTAACGACTACCACTTTGACTACGAGCACCAAACACTACACGCCGAAGAAAACGGCAAGCCAGCCCCAGCAAGTGGCTGGTTTAACCCAAGCGACTTAGAGTACGTACCAGGTGAGGGGCTTTATGCCCTAAACGTACACTGGACACCAAGCGCCCGCGCACTTCTAAAAAACGAC